GGTCCACCGGCCAAGGTGTCAGGGTACCTAAGCCCCCTATAATGTCGACCAGTCTCTCGAGAGCGGAAGTTCCCGATTACTTACGGCCTTCTCCTTGACTCGGAGTTCCACGAGCTTGGTCGACTTCTGTCTGTTGCAATACGAATGCGCGAGCTGGAGGTTCTCCAGACTCGTCGGGTCTCCGCCTTTGATGACGGGAACTATGTGATCTATCGTTGCGCTCCACGGATCCGGGAACTTCTTGTCGAAATCCACTGGCCTTCCGCAGATACCGCAGACTGACTGCGATGCAAAGATGATCTTCTTTGCTTTTTGATATGAGGCTTTCGCCCAAGTATGGTCCGCTCTGCCTTTACTCATTCTTCAAACCTCGACTTGCGCATGAATGTCGCGCGGATATACATTCCCACCTTGCCATTCTTGAATGTGTCTTCGTTTGTGCTCAGGTAGTCAGGACACTTCGGTATCTCGTTGTAACCGTGAACCTTCACGTCTGAGTGCAGGATGTACGGACTCTCGGTAAGATTGCCGTATATGCTGCGCATCTGCGGTGATGAACACTCGTTGATGCACGGAACCTTTGCCTTGTTGAAGAGCATCGGCAAGTGAACGTCATAGTTCATTGTCGGCTTGCCAAGCGCAAGGAGTTCCTGCTCGGCCTTGTAAAGGCTTCGGCAGTATGGACTCATCCCTTCCGCGTGCAGTTCCTGAATGCGATGCTCAAGAGTACCGTCGCAGAAGTTTATCCACGGCTCTCTGACTGGCTTCATGATGAAGAAGTCATCGTTGAACCAGAAGAAGTCCTCGGTGAGCTCGTCTTCCTGGATGATCCGCAGCATCGAGGACTTAATGAGGTCCCACTTGTTGCGGCCTACCTGTTGATGTTTGATGTATCTGTCCGGTTTGATGCCTTTCGGCAGACTTCCCACTACCCACACATAGCGATGCGGGAAGTTCTCTTCCACGGACCTGAGCGAGTATATGAGCTCGGCAGGATCCGTGTCCGGACCGATGACGTATACAATGTCGTTTGGCATGGTTTTATCTCCAAATAAAAAGCCTCCGAAAGTGGTCGGAGGCTCCCCAAGAAAGGATACCGGAATAATGACAGATAAAAGAAACACCGAAAAATGAATGCAAATCTGAGCAACAGAGGTAACTAATCAGGCAGAACAGTCAAAATTCCTAATATCATAATAACCATAAATAAGGTGCGATGCTGTCCGATTCATTCCGATTAAGTCCGATGTTTCAATATGCGCTTAAAGAGTTCAACGTCTTCAGGCTTGTCAATGTCGCAGGTGTAGTCATTGATCACGGTGTAGTTTGTGTAGTCTATCTTATTAAGCGGTGTCCCTTTTATGACCTGCCACAGTTCCCACGAAACAGGCTGCCGCTTAAATAGTCCCTGCTCGTCGTATTTTTTCGTTAACACGACACTTTCCCAAAACAGTCGAAGGTCAACCACCTTGAAAGCGAAAGGTTCTGCCCATCGCTTCGGGTAAATGTCTGCCAAGGGTTTGGCTGAAGCAAAGAACTCGACGGAATCGGTCTCGGTGGTAACGATGGTCCTGATCGCTTCCGGGGAGAATACCACATCACCAAAAATGTAGCAGACTGGTTCGTTCATCGGGTAAAAGGCATCGAGCCAGGGTACAAGCGCGTCGCCTTCTTCCGGAAGATAGTAGCGGTTCGAATGCATCAACATAGGCACATCAAAAGTGCAGAACTGCGAATCATTTGAACTGATCGCTATGTCCTTGACACCGTTCTCGCCTAACAGTCTGATAGTTCTCTCCACGAGCCTCTCGCCGTTTATTTTGACAAGCTGCTTAGGTGTCGGCCAGTTCCAATACTTGCCGCCGCACATGATAATATATTTCATTCTTGCACCTCTTCCCATTTTGCAGGCTGTTCGTTACAATTTCCATTCATGGGACATGTAGTGCAAATGTTATTATCATCGCAAACGGCTTTAATCGTCTTTATTGCCTCGTTCAGTTTATCAATACTCATTTTGCACCTCCGATCAATCTCTTATAAACAGGATTGTCCCACAATTCGACCTGTCTTCTTCTGACCACATCACAGATGCTCGAATGGTCACGGTGCTCGTCTATGAATTCCAGAAGCGCCACCTGCTCTGCGATTATATCGTCGAGTGTTGTCGATGCGCTGAGGCTGTTCGGGTTGTCTTTGTGGTAGTGCAGCGCTACGCGCTCGGAATTATATATCCTTCCGCACAAGGGTTCTGCCAGACATTCAAGGACAAAGAGCTCGTCTTCGCCATGCATCAGCGCGGGATTGAATCTAATATTCTTCACGAGGTCTGCCTTGAACAGCTTGTTAACGGAAGACACCCAGAGCTGCGGGAGTTTATCCAGAAGATACGTTCCGCGCTTGTTCCACATTCTCGGCTTCTGGGTACCGTCAGGCAGGACCATGATGTGATTCATCTGGATGATCGGCGCGAGCGGCGCTGCTTCGATAGCCTTTACCATCTGATCGTAGGCATCCGGTGCAAGGGTATCGTCTGCATCTAAAAAGGTGATGTAATCAGGGTTTTCCTTCAATGCCGCATTCAGTCCCGCGTTCCTGGCAAGAGCAGGGCCGACACCTTCCTTGTCTTCCACGGTGAAGACCTCGAAGCGGGGATCAATGCTGTCCACGCAGCGCTGAAAGAGTCTCTTGGTCAAATCATCCGGTGTATAGTACGGCAAAACGATCGTAATCTTAGTCATCTTCGGTAATCTCTCCTTTCGGTATAAATGGGTATACGGCATCAAGTGCCTGGCATCCGAGCTCTGTCGCTCTGGACTTCTCGTAGTTCATCTCCTTGCCTACACGTTCCCACGAAGCCATCTGGTTAACGTAGTAGTTGATGAGCAGGGCGCGAAACTGAGCATTAGTCAGATGGTCTATGACTTCGAGAGTTCTGAGATTTTCTCTGGCGATGTGGGCACACTTGGCATCTATCTTGGCGCAGATCTCGGAATACTCGATCATGCGCGACTCATTAGGGTTTGGATCGGATCCACCGGGAACGTGTTTGGAGTCGTAGTTTGCCACACCTTGCTCAAGAAGCCTTTCGCGGTCCTTGTTCAGAGCACGGATCTCATCCTCCGATCCCCACATCCTTTTTAACCATCTATGGGCATCATTCTGGTTTTCAGTCATCGTTCACTCCACCTCCCTGATCACTATCTCGAGTCCTCCGTTTCCCACAGGGACGGCCCACTTGTCCGTTCTCTTGTCTACCACTTGAGCATCATCGTGGAAAAACCCCATTGTCCCGAGAACATCCAGCAAGCCTTTTTCAAGATTGTCCAAGTCCGGTCTCGTTGTCTTGTAGTGAGGTGCCTTGCATGACTTGAGCTCGAACATCCAGGTAATTTCCACAGAGAGCGGTCCGGTCATGGGCTTGGCAGGAACAAACGGCTTGAGCTTCCACATGAGTTCCGTCTTGGCATCTCTGACGGCCTTCTTCTCGAAAAACATCGGATGTCCGTTTACGACCTTGATGCCCTTCTGTTGGACAGTTCTTGTCGGAGGATTCCCTTTTATCTTGATGTGAATACTATGTTGCATCTCTTCTCCTTTCTATCGCTTCAGATCATCCAAAAACGATGAACCAAGACCAGATAAAATACCTGTTGGCTTTAGTTCTGAACCTAAATTTTGATTTCTATCAGGGAATGCTTTGGGCGGAGGCAGTACAGGAAAGGATTTACGAGCCGGAAGAATCGGAGTTTCACCCCATTCAAAACGTGCTGCTTTTGCAGCTTGATAGGCAGTTAAAACTCTTTCGCAATCTTCTGAATTAACATAATTTCCGTCGTCCCCCCAGAGATAAAAACGTCCATCCTCAGTTGCAGCAGGGAATGCTGCAAAGTAATCTCCATCAATAGTTAGATAGTTGAACTGATAGATATTTACACCGTTCATTCTTTCGTAAGAATGAAAAACATCAGGATCTGATACATCACGAATAGAACAAATATCCTTGGGAATATCTCCCATAATTAAAACAGGATAATTAAAACGTCCTTGGCTTTGCTTAAACCCCATTGGGCAATCGGCATAATCTCCTTCACAATCCATACAAGTAAATGCACAACAAATATTCTGCCAATCTTCATATCCGCAGAATTGCGTAATTTTGTCAGCATCAGCATTGGTCATTTCACCTTTAACTTCAACATACAAGAAAAAAGGTTTGTCCAAATCATGAAAGCCTCGTGTACCCCAGCACTTTAACCTGAAGTCTGGAAGGTATCCTTTTCCGTTTGGAAGCACAAACCCCTCCGGTTCATACTCCCATTCAATACCAAGCACATCGAAGAATACAGCCCATTTGGCTTCAAGCCTCGATCTGAATCTATACCCTTTATATCGGGTTTCTTTTGCTTTAATTTTCACTTTTTTTCACTCCTTTCCCCGTAGACGGTTTTCAGACGAGTGCGATGTTTTTAGGCCGGGCTCGTTCCGGCCCTGAAAACGTCGTCCTTGCGTATTCGGAACGAATACATATATATAAGCCGTGTACGGAAAATTTTCCTCACACGGGAAAACCCCGTGTACGAACGAATTTTTACCGTAGTTTTTTTACGACCCCGTTTTCGAGCAAATAGTCGTCAGGGAACATCAAAATGTACTTTTTAAGGGTCCTATCTGTGACCTCACAGATAGAGCTGTTATACATATCGGAGAACTTGGCTGTGCCGTCTGATCTCGATACGCTCTCGAAGCAGTCATCGACTATCTGTTTCTTGTCGGTGTCTGACTTCTGGTTGTTCGGAGCAAGTTTCCTGTTAGCCTCCGAGGTTCCTTCCACGGCTGCGCCATCCAGGACGTGATGATTGTCAAGAACGTGCAGCGGAAACTCAAAGAACATATTGACGGCCTCGGGAGACTTAAAGGAACGCAGCACCATCTCCATCTGAAGCGGAATCAGATCCTCATCCGACTTGTAGTTCCTGATAAGCCTTGCCAGCTCTTTCTCGTTCGGATCAAGGACGAGACCGGAGAAGTCAATGATCGCATCGGCATCACGAGCAAATACTCCGGAACCCGAACCGCGATCTATTGCCTTTCTTCCGCCCTGAGCCCCCTTCGCGTGATGATGAACATATATGAGGGAGGCTCCGGTGTCTTCAGCGATTTTGTCAAAGAGACCGCAGAACTTGCCGATAGCTTCAGCAGAGTTCTCGTCACCGCCCTGCACCTTATAGATAGGATCCACGATGATCGCCAGATAGCCTTGACCACGGCATCTTCTGATGATCTTAGGCGCGAGCTTCTCGAGGGGTTGTGCCTTACCTCGGAGGTTCCAGAACTCAAAGTTATCCTTGCCCTTGTCGGTTGCTCTCTTGCCATATGACTTATAAACAGCCTTGTAACGTGCCTCAAAGTCAGACTGCATGACTTCCATGTTGATATAGAGGACTTTGCCCTGCATACACTGATGTCCGAGCCATTCCCAGCCTTCCGCGATGCAGATAGCAAGATTTGTAAGAAGACACGTCTTGCCAGACTTAGAATCTCCAGTGCATATCATCTTGGCACCCTTCCTGAGTACACCGTCAATGATGGCGGGAGGCTCGGGTGTCGGACTGTCAAACATATCACGGGCCGAGTGAATCGCGGGAAGGTCATCCTCGACACCTTCGATGTAGTCCTGCCACTCGTGCCAGGAAGCGCAGCCGATGTTCGTAGCGATCAGGCGCTGGAGGTTGCCGTCACGCATAACGCCAGGAAGACGTGAGAGCCTTGAAGGGTTCTTGTTGTTCTCGTCCACAACGAAGTTATGCTTGGCAAGCCAGTCAAAGAGCTTCTGAACCCTCTGTGAATACTCGGCTTCGTCTTTGGCATCTATCTTAACGAGAGCATGAACGGACTTTCCGCCTGATTCCGTGAGAGTCGCTATCGGTAACTTGAAGTTGATAAAGAGCCTCTTCTGGTCTTCAATGGAGAGATCGTCGGACTCGGCCAGTGCGTATGCGTAGCGGGTGACGTCTCCGTCGTTCGGTCCGGTCGCAGGGTTCACGCGGATCCATCCGCCTGCCTTCTCATTGAACGTTCCAAACGCATCTTCAAGTTTTCTATGCTTTTTGAGGTCCTTAATAATGTCAGATACCTTCCTGACATGACCGCCGTCACCCGGATTCCACTTCTGCTTCTTCTCATTCCATTTTGCGGAATGAACATAACTGACAGTCTCGTCGGGATCAAAGAGGGTTTCAAGGAATCTGACGGCCATCTGGTACGGCTTCTCGTTAGGTTTATCCTCAATGGTGAGGACTTCTTCATAATAGGCTGCAAGTCCGTCATCCCAGTCAAGTTCTCTGTTGGGGGTATAATTATTGTAGTGCTCGGCAAGGTGAACGATGGTTCCGCCCTTGGTCTCACCGGAAGACTTAAATGTCTTCCATTTGGCTTCACAGCATTCAGGCCCTTTTGATGTATACCTGGCTGTGTCGCGTTGTGACCATTCGTCCCAGGTCGAGCAGGGCAGGCCCTCGACTTTGAGGGCCATGCCTACTTGAACCCACTCAGAGTAAGTACACCGCGCAGGATCGAGAGCATTAAGAGCTTCTAATAATGATCTCTTATCCTCATCCATCGCTTATACCTCGAACGGAACGTCACCAGCTTCGGGAGCCTTGATGTCGTTTGCGGGAGCTGTCGGAGCCTTGGCAGCATCAGAGACGAGATAGCGGTCAACCTTGCAGCTTTCCTTGCCCTCATAAACCTCGTGTTTGATCTTCACGCGACCTGAAGCACCAAGGACCTGATTCCAGGGCATTGATGTGAGGGGTTCGCCCTTCTTCTTGAGTGAAAGGCACTCAAAGAACTGCGCGAGCTTCCACTCCATATTAGCCGTGAGTACGAGGTAGTCATTGATTCTCCAGAACTGTCCTTCTTTGTCGAGCTTAATGGTAATCTTAGCCATCTTCTTGCCGGACTTGGAAAGAGTCTTCTCAAACTCGTCAACGATGAAGCCGTACTCGCCTACGGGAGGCAGGTTGCGTTCTTCAATCTCAGCGGAAATACCGCTGTCCCAATCCATCTCTTTCTCTTCAACATTCTTCTTAACGTCTTCTGCCATTTCAATTTCCTCCTTTGATGGCGTTGAGGACTCTCTCGAAGTCCTCGTTGGTTGATGTATTATTAAGACCGTACTTGGTCACGATCTCCTGCATATCAAGGCCATTGTCCTTGATGTAGTTCCTGAGCTGCGTGCGGTAATTCTGCTCGGTTTTATTATTGGTAAACAGAGCCTCAAGCGGATCAAATGACATATCCATCTGATCCGGGAGCGAGAATCTGTTCTTGGCATCCCAGCAAGGGTGGTGAGTGGCATACATGACACGTCTGCCGCCTGTTGCCTTCTTGGACTTGGTGTTCTGGTCTGTGATGACCTCGGTCTTGTAGTTGCAGAACAAGACCATATCTGCCCACTCCTTGAGCATCGGTGCCGTCTTCTTGGTGAGCTTCATTTCCCACCTGTCGTATGCGCCCATCTCGTCGGGCTGTTCAAACTTGCGCATCATGGCGTGTGCCGTGAATACCACATTTACACCGCTGTCGATGCAGTGATCGCAGGACTTGAGCAGTTCTGAGAACGCCTCCTGCAAGTAGACATAGCCCTTGCCGTATCCGAAGTCCTCTATGCCTCCGACACCTGCCTTCTGGCATACGGCCTTGATGCAGAGCTGTTCCGCCCAGTCAGCCGTGTCGATGATCAGAGTGGAGCACTGCGGTTCTGCTGCCGTGTCCTCGACCATAGTAAGGATGTCGTTCCACGAGTTAGGTGTCGGGAACCTGGCAACATCCATTTCTTTTGTAGAGCCTTCCGTGTCGATGAATACCGGATTGGGGAACTTGGAAGCCAGTGTTGACTTGCCGATACCTTCCGGACCATAGATCACGATCTTCTTGGCGCTCTCGACCTTTCCTTTTGTAATGGGGATCATAGGTGTCTTAACCTCCTTCATAGCTGTCAAAAATTTGATCCATTGTTTTCCGTCTGCTTTCATATTTGCTCCGTTCCGATGAAGTAGCAGTCCTTGTGGTTATCTCTCCACTTGCCAACCGCCTTGATGAAGTCTCCGTAATATGTGAGACGTTCGCGGTGCGTTACGCCGTAGCGGTCGCGGTAGATGACCAAAGCCTGTTGCGGCGGGATGAGGTCAAATATGCTCATCTGGTTCATACTTCACCTCTTTGTTGAACGGTATCTGTACCCAGTTCTCGTCGAAGTAGTCGAAGATCTTCACAACGAGGTCTAACTTCGGGGAACGGTGCTTCTTGAGGATGGCGATGATAGTCTTTCTCTCCACTCCGATCGCTGCCGCGAGCTCGATCTCGGAGGTGTCAGTTTCCTTCATCTTGGCCGTCAGCCAGCCTACGAAGTTATCGTGTGCCCTGACGGTTGATATCGATTGCGTGAGTGTCTTGTTCATGCTCTTTCCGCCTTCCATGTGTAGACCACATAACCCATACCTTCTCTGTCTTCCAAGCCAGTGGGAATGTCCTCGTTTCTGAGTCGCCACTTGACCTGCGATATGGCCTTCTTCTGTGAAGGTGCCCAGGTCTCGCCCATCAGGATCTTCTTGTAGTCCTTGGCATAGCAGCCGTAGCCTGTACCGACGAGATAGACCGCGTATTTGTTGAAGCCTTTGACCATAACCGTCACCTGAACCTGATGCCTTCCGTCTGCTCGATGTGAGCAATGCCTTCCGGCGCCACACCTGCCTTGAGGTGCTCTAAGAGCTTCTTCTTGTCGACCTCAGGCTCCTTGTATCTGAGATACTCTTCAGGGATGTTCTCGATATAGGGTTCATCCATCACAACGGACTCAGGGTTCTTCTGGATCCATACCTTGAAGGTTCCGCACTGAAGCTTGTCCTCACCCGACTTCTTCTGTGTCTGGTACATGAGGTCCTTGAGTCTCTTGCTCGCGTTCTCCAAAGACTTCTTCTTTGCCTGGAGTCTCTTGATCTCATCGTCAAGTCCTCCGATGGTTGCCTTTACATTGACGAGGTACTTGCAGCAACCTTCAAATTTGTCCTGCGTGTCGCCTATGAGTGTTTCCCAGGCATCCATGAGCGCCTGTTCGTCAATGACTTCTTCTTCGATAAGTGTTGATAACAGGTCAAATTCCTGTCCTAATCCGTAAACGTTCATTCGATATCCTCCTTAAAATGGAATAAAGTAGTTGTCCGGCTGTGCGCGATTGTCGTTGATCTCGATGATCTGAGGTCTGACCGTCTCCTGTGCTATGCCGATTTCCTTCTTGAGTGTCTCGTTCTCCTTGCGGAGCCTGTCTACCTCGTCAAGCATCTCTACGACCTGCTTCCAGCCGAGAAGCGTGCCTGCGATGACTCCGAGTGTTGCTCCGACGATTGCGCAGATAAGCATTAGTGTCATAGTTTCCATGATTAGTCCTCCTCGATGATCCAAACTTCCGCGTATGTAGGGTTGAACGTCTTTGACAAGCTCTCACTCTCGGTGTACACGTCAATCCAGTAATTCTTGATGTCCCCGCCTGTGTCCGTGGCTTGGAAGGTCACATTTTCATAGCCGGGAAGATCTATCTTGAGATAGGTTCCGAGCGGTATTACCTTCGGATCCACGGCTACCGTCCAGCAGGTTGGATCTTCCGTAACCTTCTTGCCGGATGCGGTAATGCCAAGGCTGTTACCACACTGCTCAACAGTTGCGGCATACATAGTGATGTAAAAATTGCCAACATAGATGAGTTCCGGTATGTCAAAATAGCGCGGTTCCTTAACCGATGTGGCTATCTCGACAAGAGCCTTAGCCTCCAACAGTTTTGTCCAGGCATCTTCAGCAGCTTTCTTTTGCTTCGCTTTAGACAGATCCGGCATAGCCACCGTCACCTGAGGCATTGTCATGGGGGAATGGTTAACCTTGACCTCTTCTTCAGTCTCGGCCAAGGCAGGAATAGAGCATCCTATGAACAGGAGCCCTGCGACCGTTGCCACTGAGAGAGCATTGAAAATACGTTCATACATTCCGGTTGTCCTTTCTTCGGTACATCTCGTCAAACTTGCCTTTCCACGCCTGCATAGCGACATTCAGTTCGTTGTAGTTGACTGGTTCGCTATCCAGCAGCCTCATGGCTATGCCTGCCGAGATCGCCTTCTTCTCCGCTCTGGTGAAGTCCTTTCTGCCGTTGAGACATTCCCAGAGCCTCGTTCTGCTCATACATCCCGCGTGTGCCAGCTCGGTCTCGTTCTTGAAATACTTGCCAAGCACCGGGTACAACGAGCCTGTCATGTTGACCTCGCAAAGAGCTCTTCCATCGGTATGTCGACCTCAAGAGCCGATTTGATGGTCTTGGCCTCTTCCAGAGTCAGCGGATATTTGCCGTTAATCTTGTCAACAAGGGTTTGATACCTGATTCCGGTCTTATTCGACAAATCGACAACCGTCAGGCTTTTTCTTGCCAGCTCTGCTTTAACATTTGAGTACATGGGGATCTCCTTTCTGTGAATTTGTTTTCGAATTTTCGAAAACTTAATTACATATTATCGTTCATTCGAAAGAAGTCAATATACATTTTCGATTTTTCGTGAATTGTAACCAGTCTGTAATTATTGAATTTTCGATAACAAGGTGCTATCGTTTAAGTGGTGAAAGGTGGTTAATATGACAGTAGAAGAAGAATTAAAGAAGTTAATGATCGAAAAATCGGGTTCTGTGAACAAGTTCGCGCAGGAGTGCGGCTTGCCTACATCAACAGTGGCAACCGTCTTCGACCGCGGTGTTAACAAGGCTAATATCAACACGATCATCAAGATCTGCAAGCATTTGGGATTGAGTGTCGATGCCCTGGCAAATGGAAAGATTGCACCGTCCCCGTTGAAGTCCATCACCGACAGTCTGAACGCAGAGCTGCTTACCCAGCATAACTACGCAAAACTGCTCGGATACTATGAAGCCTTGCTCGAGTCACAGAAGAAGGGAGACGACGATGCCCACACCTAAATGGGACGGCCGTAGATGGCGCATACAGGAACAGCGAGAAGGCAGACGGTACTCCTTCTCTTCATCTGTTCCCGGAGCAAAAGGCCGCAAAGAGTGTCAGCAAAAGTACGATCAATGGTATTACGGTGAAGTCACCGGAGAAAAGACGGTTGGCAGGGTTGCTGAAGAATACCTCGCAGACATCAAGGCGCGCTGTGGTGAACACTGTGCTGCTTATGTCCAGAACGAGTGCTACATCCGCCTCTATGTGCTCCCTCGCTGCGCTCAGAAGAAGATATGTAAAATGACACTCAGAGACTGGCAGAGCGTTATCAACGAAGCAAGAGGGCGGAATCGCGAGCTGTCTGACAAAACCTTGAAGAACTTGCGCGGTATGATCATGGGAATTATCAAGTTTGGCTATGAAGATTACCAGTGCGAGATGCCTCGTGGCAAGCTCTACATCCCGAAGGGACATTCCAAGCAGGAAAAGGAAATACTCCAGAAGGATGACGTCAGAAGGCTCTTAGAGCCGTCCGATTTATGGTATCACCCGCTGTTCTGTTTCCTGCTCCTGACGGGTATGCGCCCGGGCGAAGCCCTCGGCCTTAAAGCCTCCGAGATTTCCCAGGGCAAAGTCTACATCAAGAGATCTATCAATGCGAAAGGCTACATCACAGATGGTAAGAACGAAAATGCAAGACGAATCATTCCCATCTCTGATCTGGCTTCTGCTATACTCAGGAACACGATCAAGCGCAACGAGGACTACAATCTGCACACGGACTGGATATTCTGTTCACCAGACGGCTCTCAGGGCAACCAGAGCACTATGCGCAACCACTGGCTTGCTCTGAAGAAGGAGCGGGATCTTCCCGGTACCGTTTACAGCCTCCGACACACCTTCATATCCATGATGAAGAACGTCATGCCGGAGCAGATGATCAAGGACATTTGCGGACACTCCATCTCGTTCGATTCGTTCGGCACCTATGGCCACATTTTGAACGGTGAACAGGAGCAGGCAGCCGAGATCATCTCACTGACTTTCCGCGAAAGTGCACCCAAACTTCACCCTGAAAATGAATAAGGGGCTCGAAAGCCCCTATTTCATTGAATTGTCATTGGTGGAGATGATGGGAGTCGAACCCGTCTGTGTATGTTCACCCATGAACAGAATGTCCGTAAAATAGGGGTTTGTCCCCGTTTTGTCCCCGTTTTGTCCCCCAGTCATGGACAAAACTTCCCCCAAATGTTCACCCAAAAAGGCATAAAAAAAGACCCCCGACCGAAGTCGAGGGTCCGTATGTGTATACTCGCGCCGCGTGATATGACAGAAAAATAACTTATAGAAGGTATTAAGTGCGTAGTAATTATGGGATTTTGGGGTGACGGCGCGAGTCTTGATCAGAGTTTCTTCATCCACTTCCCGTATGCCCAGCCTGTCTGGCCTTTATAGGTAGTCCTTAACCAGCCATCCTGAGAACCGGATACTGTCACCTTGGAACCATTTGGCATCCAGCAGATCAGAGCGCTCTTTGCGTTCGGAGCTACACGGAGAGCCAGCGAGGATCCGTTGGTCTTAACCTTGTAGTTCGTGGTCGAAGGCTGCGGAGCAGGTGTAGGAGCCGGAGTCGGCTGAGGTGCAGGAGTCGGAGCAGGAGCTGAGTCATACTGTTCAAACGGCAGATGAAAAACGCCCGAGACCGTACTGGATCCGATCTTGTACTTCGCCCTTGCCACCTTATTGCTCTTGTTTCCTTCGATGGTGTGGTAATAGCCATCCTGGACGAACTCGATGTGTCCGACGTGCTTTTTGGAGTTTAGAACGATGATGTCGCCCGGGCCGCCTGCTTTGCTATCCACCTTGTATCCCTTCTTCTCGAGATACTGATAGAGGTATTTGACACCTGCTGCGCAGTTATTCTTCGGAGAAGGACAGCCAAGGAACTTGAGCGCCTCTTCCGGTCCTAAGATCATGCAGCATAAGTAGCACAGGTAAATTGAGCACCATTCCGCACCTTGCTTCTTCGTATTGAACCACTGCCATGCAGTCGTGTCGAAGTATTTGGAATACTTGGTGATGTTGGAGCCTGTCTCGGCATAGCCTACCTGAAACTGAGACAGCTTGATGAACTCATCCCTTTTTGCCATCAGAATCACCGCCTATCTTCTTCTGGTACTGGATGGAAGATATTCCAAGCAGTGCACACGCAAAGGTGGTAATGGCTGCCAGAGTGGCACCGATAGACTCAACATAAGGAAGACTCCAAATGTGTCCTATTGTAAGCCAGAGAGCCGTAAGAGCCGGAAGTCCGACTGTTGCTATCCACTTAAGGATATCGTATGTTTTGTTACTCATATTTTTCCCTCCTTTGTCAGTTTTTCAAAAGTCTCTTTGATGTGCTTGTTCGCGATTTCCGTATATGAGTTCTTGAATTCGGGATGAGCCTGACAATACTTGTCATATGTGTCGCAGTCGTCCAATTGCTGACGGAAATATTCCGCGCTGTGTTCGATCCCGTTCTTGAGCTCGTCCGAAAATCGCAAAATGTGAGTCCTGGCGAGGATTGCCTGATTCTCGTCTATCTTCTCGCTTAGGGCGTCGATTTTCGTCTCGATGTCCTTTGTCTTGTCCTTGCGGTCAAACGCGAGAGAGATGAGAAATTGAACGAACGAAAACACCGCCCCCGATGTGAGAACGGCGATCCAAATGTTGTCCATTGGTAAGACCTCCATGAAAAAGCGCCCGCGAGGGACGCCTTGTATTGCCTATAATTCCTATTTTGGTGAATTGCGTAAAAGTTATTATTACTTGCTTGTCATACCTTTGGAGTATATCTCTTACACCGCTCCGCACTTTTTACATTATGCTTAACATAGCCTTTGCAAGACACAACCTCATAAGGTTGACCGCAAACAACCGAATGATTAACTTTTGAATATTTGCACTCTTTGCAAGTCATTTGTTACCTCTTTCTTATTTTGCGTGAAATGTGCAATAAATGCACTTTGCAATATTCAACGAGTGATAGAATTCTAATTTTTATCCGTTGCTTTCGTGGCATTTCTGATAATATCTCGTTCCATACCTCGTTGAATGTCATTGTTACACCTCATTTACTCGTCTTTGTCTTGCACTAATGCGCCGTTTTCGTCAAAACCGCCAAAATCACAACACCCTATTATCTCGGGGTTTTCTTTTATTTTCTCGCAAGTTTCGACATATTTGCAATCGTTACAGATAATAGTCATTTGTTATACCTCTCAAAGTTATCACCAGAAAATCTGTTGATAGTTTGTTAATCAGTATATAGCACCCTCATACCAATATAAGCCGTTCCACTATTTTTGCTTTCTGTATAAAGTGTATTTGTATCAAGGCTTGTAATTGCGGGATAAATATTATTGTCGACATAACTACGCTCAATAACAACCGCAAGTATATTTTTGCCCGTTGGATAACCTGTCAAGGTTGTTATATCTGGTCCTGTTCCTCTATAACCTATCGTGTTTGCATCTGAATAACTACAATTATAGGTTGTGGTCAAAAACACGCTTTTAACCAACCCTTTGTTTACCTCATTCACCGCCCCGACTAACGTCTTGTTGGTCGTGGTGAGATTATCGATATTCTTGTTATTGATTACATCAACCGCCACGCCCTCGGCTATGCGAACAGTTTGCTCGCCACGATTGGTGTAGTATTCGAGGCTCGTATCTCCGTTCGTGTCCGTGAATACATTGTTAGTTCCCACGATTGCACTAATCTGTGTCGGTGTGAGTTGGTAGGTTACTGGTGTTGCTAACTCAAAGACAAGTAAAACCCCGCTCACTGCCGTTGTAAACTGTCCCGCGTCTGTATAATCGGTATCGTGAACATGAATGTTTTTGTTCTGTCCATTATAGATTGAATAGTTAGGCACTTGTGCAATCGGTATTCCGTCTGATATGGTCTGAAATTCAGAACAAATAAACGGGTTAGTTCTAACCGCATTGTAGGTTTTAATATCCGTAACACTCGAATTAAATCTCTGATTTTGGCTATCGTATGTCCACGATAAATCGCCCATATCAACAGAACCCCAAGTCACCGTCAGCACCCCAGTTGTTACATCAAGCGAACCACCGTAAACTGTGCCCGCCTCGGATTGCCAAGTAATTGCGGTGGTGGTGCTATCCGCTATAAAATCGACTAACAATGTGCCATTTGTAACACTTGCACCGCTTGAATATGAAATAACAATTTTGTTTAATGTTTGTCCGCCCATTCCCGAATAGTTTGTTACAGTTCTGTTGATTGCATTTAATGCCCAATAATCTATTTCTGTTGAATCATTAAAAAATCTAACAGTAAAACCGCCCGAAAAACTATTGTTTAATCGCATTATTCGACCTTCAATCGAGGGAATAACAAAAGGATTGCAATTGAATGTAATTGTACCGTTTGCATTTGCCGTTCCGTTTACTTCAATTAAACCATTTGCTTTTGTTGTTACTGTAATTCCGTCAGCCGTTTGTGTACTTGGTGTCGTTGCAATTACTCGCTCATATACTGGTGCTTGTGTGATATTCGCACCCGTGAACCCTGTTATCGGTCTTACATTATCGGGTGAAGGTGTGCTACTTCCTTCTTGCACCGCATTGATTTCGATTTCAAGGTTGCGGAGAGGTAATGCGTACTCGCTTTCAAATGTGGCAACTGCACCGCTTGCCGTATCTGTCATTTCGAGGGCGTTGTCGATTGCGTTCTCTATGCCCTCCGAGGTTACTGTGTAGCCGTTGCCGTGCCCCTCTGTGGGCTCGTTGTCAAAGATAACATTAGCGCTATCATACTGGTCTTCGACCTCGCTTGCTACAAGCCCAGCCACTTGGGTCGCCAAGTTATTGATTTCGCTTTCTGACTCGATGCCACCTTCGAGCGGAGATCTCTCCACCGCGAGGATGAAGTTGAGGGTGCCGATCTCCTGCGCTCCCTTCGTGATGTGGAGCTCTGCAAGGCTCTCGCCAGCGCATGCGCACATCTGGAGGGTGGTGTCTATCTCGACGTAGCTGTCGGAGGTGTTAGTCACCGCCACGGTGACGATGTTCCCGTCCGGCTTCTTGACGTCGCACTCAAGGACCTCTGTGCCGTCCAGAGTGTAGACGGTCGAGCCGTCCATGAGATTTGCGCGGAACGTCCTGCCCTCGTCATACTGGGAAGCATGAACGACGGGGAACGCTCCGGTCGGGATGAGGTTTAGGTTGATAACTTCCATGGTTTAACCCTCCATTGATTTTATTTTTTCTTCGAGCGCAGTGATCCGCGCTTCCTGTTTCTTGATGATGTCCTGCAAGTACGGGATCATGCCAACGTAGTCAAGCGCAGCGGGTTCGGTCTCCGTCTCCGGCTTGACGAGGTTCGGGAGGATCTCCGCCACGTCTTCTGCGATGAAGCCCCTCTTGTCGATGCCGATTGCCTTGTTTTTGTAGTCGAAGCGAACCGCATCGAGCTCGAGGATCTTCTCCGCGTCTTCGATCGGTGCGATGTTCTCCTTCACCTTGCGGCTGGATGTCTGCGTCAAAGATACGCAGCGAACGTTGCCGGTATCTCCTGAGCACAAAATGTTGATCGTGTCGCCCGAGTCGAGAAGGCCGAGGGATGCGCCCGCCGCGCTGTTGGCCTGCATATATCCAACTGTTGTTCCCGAGTTGTTTTTAATTGATAAGTTTCCGCCGTATATCGTGCTGTCGATGCGTCCAAGGTTTGTTCCGTCGTTTTTTGAAATTGAGACGGCTCCGCCGTCAGCCTGGGATTGCATCGTTCCCACGACCGTCCCCGAGTTGTTTTTAATAAAAAAAGCACCGCCGTTGGTGTTCTGCTGCATGATTGCCAGCCTGACTCCACTCCCGTCCAAAACTTCAAATGAAGATCCGTCGAGGCTGTTATATTTGATTGTGCCGCGCACCTTTCCGTTCGTGTCTATCAAGTCGAGCGAGCCGATGGCCTTGAAGTTCTTCATCTTCGCCTCGCCGTTCGTCATGTCGATCGTGGAGTTGTGCCCCGCGTCTTCAATCGTTCCCGCCTTGATGAGGTTCGCGTTGAGGGTTCCCGTCGTGATGTAGTCGGCGACGATCTCCCCGTCGGAGGTCATCGCGAGGCCGTAGGGGCCCGAGTACCCCGTCGATGAATAGCCGAGCCCGCTCGCGTTCCATCTCCAAACCTTCGTGGCTGTGCTTATGTCGGGGGTGTTCATGATGAGGATCTCGTCCGGCTCCCCGTTGTTGTCGGTGTCGTTTAGTATTACATAACCGCCGAGGTTGCCCGTGATGAGCTCCGTCGCTCTGGTTATTGCCTGAGCCATGAACGAAGTCGTCGGCGTCTGTTCGAGCTGTCTCGAGTTGTTGGCGATCGTGTCCGCGATGTTGGTCCTCGCATCTCCGAAGGTCGTCTTCGTGTATCTGTCCGCGAGGACGTCCCAGGTCGTTGCGACGCACTTCGCCTGCGCCGTGATGCCGAGCGCTTCAAAATATATATTGACTGTGTCGCATAGATCGACGCGCTCCGCGATGCCTTCGAGCTGTACGAAGTCGAGGGTTATCGAGTTGGTGAGCGCCGTCAAGTTGTTGTTCGCGATGTATTTCGTCGCCAGGGTGTTGAGCTGTGTCGAGATAGGTGTCGAGCTGTCGGGATCGACTTGGCTCGAGAAGTCGACAGCGATCTCTCGCTCGACGTCGAGGGTGAGTCCCGTCGGCGTCTTCGTGCCCGTCGTCACCGCTCCGTTCTGGTCGACGTAGTACGGGAGGACCGCCGTCGCCAGGTTGCTCATGTTGATCTCTTGGCTGAGCTGTGTGAGGTTCTTCCCGTAGCGGATCGTCACGCCTCTGTTCTGGCCCCTTGCTGCCTTGAAGCTCGCGGTGTAGTTGTCATATTTCCATTCACCGGGACCGTAAACGTCGAGGATGCTCCCCTCTTTGCCTCCGAACCATGAGCGGACGGATGCGGGCTGTGAGGCTCTGAACGCCCCGCTGAGCGTCTTGTCGGTGTTTATGGTGAAATTACCCGCCGAGGCTTTCAGGAGCGCACACGCGGCCGCACACGAGCCAGCGGAGCCGTTCGTGAGCAATTTCCCGCTGAGGTCGTAGGATATATGACACGCGCTAACTGTAAATTTGCCCGCCATGACCTTCCCCACCTTGTAGATGCGGAAGATCTGCGGATCGTCTGTAAAGTTGGGCTTCGCCTTGATAAAATTGTTGACTTCGATCTCCTCGGCGTGGATGCCCGTCGCGGGATATTCGAGCGCGAGCTCGAAGGCGCCGTTGCGTTCTTCTGTTACTGTGCAGCTTATTGCATCCGATAGGACGCCCGCGCCGTAGTTCGTCGGGACTGTGCCCTCCGTGATGGTTTTGTATAAGATCGGGAGCATGGTCTTCTCCTTTTATATGGTAAAAAATCTCGGGACGATGGTCGCCTTCGTGATGGTGCCCGTGATCCCGATGGTGTTCGCGCCCGGCTCGATGGTCGGGAAGGTTCCCCCGATGTTCGCGTTCTCGTTCTCCGTCGGGGTTCTGTATGCGTTCATGGTCTCGCAGTCGATGTTGATGTAGTCCGTGAGGGTTGCCGTGATCGTCTTCCCTCCGATGCTGAGCGTCGCCGCTCCGCTGCCTTCCAAATGAATTAAAGGCTTGCTTGCGAACTTGGTCGGGTTGTAGATCTGCGAGGTGCTGAGCGCGTCGAGCTCCTGCTCCCCGTTTTTGAGGAACCTCTCG